CCTTCAACTCAGTAACCTTTGTTACCGATCACGTACAAGGTCGGAACAAAGATAACCGCCTCCACTCTCAGTGGTTTGGTCAAAACGCAGCACGTAAGGTTGTTGCAGCAAACAAGGCAGTCGAACTGGCGACTGCCGCTTAATCTAAGGAGATACATTATGGAAATTACGGAAATTATGCTTAAAAGTCAAAAGTATGGCGATCTTGCACTGGACGTGATGCGTTATCAGCCCATGTCAGAGACGTATGTATGTCAGATCATCGCTGATGATAACGGTGACCATGATTGGCTACTAGTAGATAAACACAATATTGAGATTGAACATGGGGATGAGATGTATCTTTATACCGACACTGCTGATTACGTCAGCGGCGGAAATTTCGTTCAACCAGTAAATAACGAGCCTAAGAAAACTTTTAAGGTGACTTTCGAAGGTACAGATTATGAGTCTATAGCTAAAGCTCTTAAAAATATGGACGATTCTGATAAACGTTTTACCAACTGGGAGGATGTTGCTACTCATTATAAATTTGCAGGATATAAAGGAGAAAAAGACGGTCGTACAATCCGCCGAGCAAAGCAGCAAACTCTTAGTGTAGCCAGTCGATTCAATCGTCGGTATAACGGTAAACTTTCAACTAAATTAGTTGAGTCTGGGGTTCCTGCTTCTACTCTTCCGGAAAGCTTATTGGCGACTTAAAATGACCAAGTACGTGCACGATAATCATGTTCACGTATACTATTTGTCTGAGGGGGTTTACGGAACAACCTTAAGGCAGTATAGTAAAGACGATGGCGTTCCTGCATCTAAGATAACCTTGGATGCAGACGCTGTGGTTAAATTCAAAGAGATGCTTACAAGAGGAGGATGGTATGAATCAACGGCGGGGTAAAACACATAAGGCAGCATTAGGTGACGGTCTGCAGGATATGAAACTAAAAATGTTTTTCAAGGATTGCGCAGAGGTCTTAGATGCTGACGGTCAGGAGGATGCCGCCTTTTACTTCCATCAAATTGTGGAACACCTTATGGCTGGTAAGTCCTTACCGCACGATAATAAACGTGAGGCAGCAAGAATCTTAGGGGTGTGACACTTTATATACACATTTGAATTATAGCGGTACCGTTGCGAAGTCGGCGGTACTTTTTTTATAATTACTCATAAATGAAACAGGAAGTAGAAATGGGTAACACAAAACTATGGAAAAGGGTAAAGAAGATGGATCTAGGTAATCCTGTAATTACAGCTCTGGTCGGGTTGGTAATATTTTATATTGGCCTTAAAACCTTCTCGGGAGGTATGAAGTCGATGGGAAATATGGATCACCTACAATTCTTTTTAGGTAATCCAATTTATATGTTCGTCGGTGGAATAGTCATGACTCTTTTGTGGCAATCCTCCTCTCTTTCAACTACAGCTATTATTGCATTAGTTGCATCTGGGGCTTTACCTCTTCCAGCTGCAGTTGCAGCAGTTCTAGGGGCTAATATTGGTACCACGGGTACGATATGGCTAGCTGGCTTTTTTGTTTCAGACGGATGGCCTAGAGGTGATACCCTTCGAATAGCTATGGCACATACTGGAATGAATTTAATAATGGCATTGATGCTTCTACCATTTGTTGGGCATATAGCAAAATATCTTTATAAATTTTAAAAAAAGGGGGTTTACAATCGATTTGAAAAGCGGTAGAGTAGTATTATCAATAAGGAGATACCTCTATGATTATTAAGTCTGACCGCACAAACTCTTATATCGCAACTGTAGATCTGAAAGACCCCGATGACCAAGCTTGGATCAAGGCAATCCGCAAGACCGTAAAAGAATCCAATGAATTCCAAAAGTCTAAAGGTAGTTCAAGACGTCAGTATGTAAAGCTTCAAGGTCGGGGCCATAGAATGGGTAATCGTCGTTACAATCAATCACTTCCTCTTTCCTTTGCTGAAAAAGCAGACATATACGTATACGATCGGTAATTCAAAACCCGGGTCTTTCCCCGGGTTTTTTGTGTCTTATAAATACATAAATACAGTTAAAAACAAGTAACGGTAATGCTTCGATTCAGAGATTTTTTAACGGAAAGACGTAGTATGTATTCACCTATGACACGTGCTCAGTGGCTAAAAGTAAAGGCGCGAACCACTGACGTGCGATTGGACATTTTAGCACAAGCTATAAAAGATGGGAGTGCAGTCCCAGATGTAAATGGTAAGGATGTTTCTATACCTAACACTAAAGCAAATCTAGATGCTATTGAAAACTTTAAATCTAGCAAAGATCAATATTTCATTCTTACCCTTGCTGATAAATCTAACATACTTTCTAACACACTGGGTAAAGCACCGATATTCGGAGGTGCGGGACAAGGAGCTGGTGCGACAGGTGTTACCGCTAACGGAGAAGCCCTTCAGTGTTTATATCTTGCCGCACTGATAGGTGAAGGGGTAAAGAAGGAATTTTCACATTTTACTCCTGAGGTCCTAAAGAAATATTCTACGGTTATTGATACTGATCGTACATTTGAAGATATGATGAGCTCGGCAGAAGGTTGGCACATATCTGCATACGTATCAGGTAAAGCGTTAATCGATAAAAAATATGTGGGGAAGGATCACACTTTCCATAGAGGCTCTACTAAAATGAATGAAATCTATAAAATGAAAACGAAAGCTTTTAGGGCGGATGGGAAACCCCAGTTGGCAGGCGATAAATGGAACCCTGGAGATATATGGGCGATTAAGAAAACCATTAATCTATCTACTAAATTGGATGCTACTAGTGTACAGAATCTTAATTCTACAATTAAGCAGGCTTTCATAGATCGAGATATTGTTGGTATTTCTCTAAAGCAGATTAATAAACTTACTACCAAAGCAAAGTTAACCGATTATAATTTGGATGGCGTGGAGCTTGGTAAGCACACCTATGATCATTCTATTCTTAAAGCTTCTACTAGAAACGCTACATTCTGGTCATCAAAAGGCGGATATATATTCTTTGATCGTCAAAAGAAAATGGATGTTAGAGCCCCTACTAATTTAGGTCCACTAAACGTAGAGATTCAAGGAACTGGCGCAAGAGGTGGACGTAGTGGATATGGTTCAATTGAATACGCTGCGAAGGAGTATTTAGGTGTAACATTAAAAACTAACGATCAGCTTAAAACTGCTTCGCGAGCAATGCTAGGTGGAAAGAATGAAACTTCGGCAAAAGCGCTTTGGGAAAAAGCACATTCAATTCATTCGGATATAGCCTGGGAGCCGTTTTGGGAGGAACTAAAAAAACAAAGTGTTGATCGGATTCATGCTAACTTGGGTGCTACAGAAATAATCTATGCAGTGGATCAAGCAACTAAAACAAAACGGGATCAGTTTATTTCTTATCTAGTTAATCTGGCCGGATCTAAAACCTCTGATTCTTCAGTGTATGTAAAAGTGGAGGCCGGAGCATAAATGGCACAATTTAGTGTAAACAGACAAAAACATCTAACACAAGCAACTAGAAATGACATTCATGAGGTTATGATGATCTCTGATCGTTATGGCAACATCATTAACCCTGCTGGTCAAGGTGGATCTGCTACAGCTGGTGCATTTGGTGAATTAATCACATCGGAACTTTCTCCGTTCTTTCAACTTGATGGTTTATATGGAATAGAATCTGAGTTCAGACAAAACCAATCCGGTTCTGGATCTTCTTTGATTGATAGTGATGGTATTATGACAGTATCATCAGGTGGTACTGCTGGATCCTTTGCCACACTCAGATCGAACAGATCAGTTCGTTATAGACCAGGTCAAGGTTCAGTTGCACGATTTACTGCAATGTGGCCAAATGGTCAAGTAAATGGTTATCAACAAGTTGCTGGATTTATCAATCAGAATAACGTTTTGGGTGTAGGATATAACGTAAACAATTCCAAGTTTGCAGTCCTTCGTCGATACAATTCAAATGCTCATGTTGCTAAGTTTGTTATTACTGCTGCAGCAACTGGTAATGAAACAGTTACGTTTACTCTTAATGATGTTGTAATTCCGGTTCCAGTTACTGCAGGAACTATTTCTCATAACTCATCTGAGATAGGTAATTTTCCCATTCCCGGATGGATCGTTGATTACTGTCAAGATACTATTACGATGCTTTATAATGGACCTCCCGGTGTATTACCTGGAACATTCTCGGTTACAAGTGATGGTACCTTTGCAGCTACATATACTGAACTTCAACCTGGTGCGGTTCCTAATGACACTTGGGTATATCAAGATGATTTTAATATTGATCCTCTTAATGGTAGAGGCCCATCAGGTATGATTATTGATACAACCAAACTTAATGTATTTCAAATTGACTTTAGATGGTTAGGTGCAGGACGTATTAGGTTTATGATTGAAGATGGTAATACTGGCCTACTGTTCCCATTCCATGAAATATTATATGCAAACAGTAATACAGTACCACACTTATCGAATCCATCATTGCGTATTGGATATGCAGTAGTAAATGCTGCTCCTGGTCTAGGCACTGGAACTGATGTCCGAGTGAAAGGTGCTTCTATGATGGGAGGTATTGAAGGTCAGATCATTCGTAATAATACAGCAAGATCTGTATCTGCTTCTTCATCAGCATCTAAAGCTTCTGGTTCTGATCACCATGTATTAACCATTAAGAATAATAGAATTAATGAAAATGGTAAACCGAGTGTACTAAATCAACGTGAGATTATTATTCAAACAATTTCTGCTGCAGTTGTTGGTACTGGTACATCATCAGATCCTGTTCAATTAAAGTTATATCTTAATGCTGATACTACTGCGAATTTACAATATACAGGGGTCGGAGATGGAAGTACAGATACATCAGAAACTGTGACTACTATTGTAGCAGGCCAAACAGAAAAGCTGATTGGTTCTTATTCATTCTCACCAGGTTCTGATGTTACACTTGATGTATCAAACCTAAGGATTATTCTAACACCACTTGATAGATTAAGCATGTCAATAAGCTCTACTGGTACTCTAAACGAACACGCAGTCAACATTAACTACGAGATCGAGTAATGAATTTTTCAGAATATATAACAGAATCTAAAAATACACACATGACCCATATCGAGGACAAAGTTCTATATGGCGGGGTCAAAGGAACACGGGATGCTATAATGGCTCTTCGGAGCCTAAGAGATATGTTAAGAGGTGAGCATGACGGTAATGTATCTGTTAAGTGGGATGGTGCTCCTGCTATTTTTGCTGGCACTGATCCACGTGACGGCAAATTCTTTGTCGCCAAAAAGGGAATCTTTAATAAGAATCCTAAGGTCTATAAATCTGACGCTGACGTGGATGCTGATACTAGCGGTGATCTGGCTGTTAAGCTTAAGCTCGCACTAAAGCATTTACCAGAATTAGGAATTAAAGGCATTATCCAGGGTGATTTTTTATATGGGCCAGGGGATATTAAAAGGAAAAAGATTAATGGTGAGGACTATATTACTTTCCACCCTAATACTATCGTCTATGCTATACCTGCTAGCAGCCCTTCTGCTGCAGCGGTCAGATCCGCGAAAATCGGAATCGTATGGCATACCACTTATCGGTCCTCCAATCCAAGTGGAGGTTTTGCCACCTATCGGGCAGACTATGGAGTCGACGTTTCCTCGCTAAAGAAAAGTAAAAACGTTTGGTCGCAGGATGCAATGTTAAGAGATCTAACCAAAGCAACCATGAGTAAAAAGGACACAGATGATGTTAACGCGAATCTTTCCGAAATTGGCAAACTATTTAACCAGATCGCCGGATCAACCCTTAGGGAGCTTGAATCACATGAAGAGCTACCGCGCCTCATTGAGCAATTCAATAATAAGTATGTCAGAAAGGGACAGGTCATTGGAGATTCAGGAAGACACGTATCAATGCTCATTAGGTGGATCAGACTTAGATACGCCAAAGAAATAGCTAAAAGAACAAGCGAAAAGGGTAAAGCAACCCAAAGAGATAAACTAGAAAAAATATTAAGCTTTTTTTCGAACGATAATAAAAAATCACTAGAAAAGATGTTTGATCTACAAAAATTGATCGTTCTTGTGAAATTAAAACTTATAAATAAGCTTAATACTTTACAAAATATTTCAACTTTTGTTAAGAGTAAGAATGGATTTAAAGTAACGGGAGCCGAAGGCTTTGTTGCTATTGACAAATTAGGTGGTGACGCTGTGAAACTTGTTGATCGTATGGAGTTCTCATACAACAACTTTTCACCAGATATATTAAAAGGATGGGACAAACCAACGAGGAACTAAATGGCAAAGGTCAGTTTTAAAGATTTTACCCCTGTAGATAACATGCCAGGCGAAGATGAATTAATCAAACGTCAGGCGAAAAAAAGAAAAATGGATGTTTCCACTTCAGAGGAAACCCAGATAGAGAATTCAGAAATGGATGAAGCGTGGACAGTAGCTCAACGCCGGAAGGCTAAGAGACGGATGCAAAAGTTCCAAGCCCGTATCCAAGTTGGTGCAAAAAAAGCCAAAGCTAAAATTGCTAGTGCTAAGGTTCTAGCTAAGAGAGCCCAAAAAGCTGCTCGTAGAGCAATGGCTAAAAAGCTGACTCAAGGTATTGCTAAGAGAGATCTTACCCCCTCTAGAAAAAAAGAAATAGAAGCCCGTCTAGATAAAATGAAGCCCCGGGTTAACCGGTTGGCTAAAAAGTTGTTACCACAACTAAGACGTGCAGAAATGGGTAAAAAGCGATCTTAATATGTTTAACAGTTTTTCACAGTTTTTAGTAGAAGAGGAAAAGACTGTATTCTTTACGTTCGGGAGGATGAATCCCCCGACGATTGGTCATGGTAAGTTGCTTGATGTTTTATCCCAGAAATCTGGATCCAATCCGTATAGAGTCTTTCTATCCCAATCCCAGGATCAAAATAAGAATCCATTAAAATATCAAGAAAAGATTAAATTTGCTAGGAAGTTATTCCCTAAGCATGCTCGATCCATTATGATGAATAAAAAAGTTAATAATCCTATGGCCGCAGCATCTGCTCTGTATGACGAAGGGTTTATTAACCTAGTAATGGTGGTTGGATCAGATCGTCTTAGAGAGTTTGACATCTTACTAAACAAATATAATGGTAAGAAATCTACCCATGGATTCTATAATTTTAAATCAATTAAAGTAATCTCTGCAGGTGAAAGAGATCCTGATTCAGAAGGTGTTGAAGGTATGTCAGCATCTAAGATGAGAGGCTTTGCAAAGGATAATGACTTTGTATCCTTTTCACAAGGATTACCAAAGGCAGTTTCTAATCCTGATGCCAAAAAAATGTTTAACACTATTCGTAAGGCAATGGGATTAAAAGAGGCTAAGCAATTTAAAAACCACGTACAACTAGAGCCAGTATCCGAACTTAGGGAAGCCTACATTCGAGATAACATATTTGAGAAGGGTGACCAGGTCGTAATGACTAGACATGGGATTGTTGGTAACATCCAACATCTTGGTACGAATTATGTTATTGTGGAATCTAAAGGAGAGACCTGGAGATGTTGGCTGGATGATATTTCTAAGGTTGATCCCAATCAACAAGTAAACTGGGATGTACAGGATATTCCTAACGACGACAATGATGGTGTGGTTAGAGAATCATTACAAGAAGCAAATCAACCCGAATGGGGTACACCAGATTCTACTAAAAAAGCTAAATCCATGACACCCGGAGAAAAATCTGAAGGTCTTTGGGCTAACATTTGGGCTAAGCGCGCACGTGGCGAGCGGATGAGAAAGAAAGGCGAAAAAGGTGCGCCTACACCTGATGCTATTAAAAAGGCTCAAGGTGAAGATGTAAATGAATATGGTGGACCGCCAATCTCTCGTAAAAAATATCTAAAGCAAAAACCTATGCAGGAAAAGATTCAGGTTCGCCAAGATCCTGATATTGATGACCGCAAAGGCTCACAGCCTGCTACATTCCAAATGGGTATAAAGTCTAAGTCTACAAAGACAGCACGTGACGCACACTTTAAGAAAATGTCTAAGCGTGATGATCACGGTAATCCAGATCTATATAAAGATGCACCAGGTGATAAGAAGGCTAGAGCAAAAGGCACAAAGCCATCACAGTATACGAAAAAGTTTAAACAAATGTACGGGGATAACTAATGAAATCATTTCAATTATTCTTGGAGAGTTCAGATTCAGCTCTGGCTGATAAAGCTAAGAAATCAGGATTCTCATTAGGAATCCTGAAAAAGGTTTATAGCAGAGGCGTAGCAGCTTGGAAGGTTGGCCACAAGCCTGGTACCACCCCACAACAATGGGGAATGGCTAGAGTAAATAGTTTTATTACTGGTGGAAGAACAAGAGTTAAAGGCGATCCCGATCTATGGGCTAAGCAAAAAGCGAGGTTAAATAAATGAAAACCATAAAAGAAATGAAAGAAAACTGGGATAGGACCACGCAATCGGCTGATAAGAAGCCTGAGAAATATACTGATAAGGATGGTAAAATTAAAATCCGGATGGTTCCTGTGAAAAAGGAAGAGACCAATGAAAAGACTTTGACCCCTGCTGAGAAAAAGAAGCGGGAGGAGATTGCAAAGGCTATGGAAAGGGATAACCCAGGTATGGATATGAAAAAGAAAATGGCCATTGCAACCGCCACAGCCAAAAGAGTTGCAGAAGGAGCATATTTAAAAGGTAGCATTGAGAGCCGCGCTGATGCACATGAAGATCAAGCTAATCATCACGAGCGACAAGCTGAAAAAGCACATAAAGATGGTGATAGAATGGCTGCATCAGTACACAAAGCTGCTGCAAGAGCCCATATGAAAGCCGCATCATATTACGATAATTATCTTTCTAAGCCAAAACATCTTCGTCCTGAGGTAGCTAGTGGCGGAGGAAGCCGAGCGGCACATGCAGCAACTCAGAGGGCCAATCAATATAACGAGTCAGTAAAAGAAGGGACAGAGATTCTAGAAGCACAAGATCCGGAAATGGAAAAGGTTAAGCAGCTTGTTCGCCTAGGTCTTATGGATAAAAAGGATATGACGAAGATCGTTCGTGCCTTAACACTTATGAAGGATGGTAAAGCTGTTCCACAAAAAGAACGGGGCATTCTATTCGATATGCTTGGAGAATTAATTGGCATGATTACTGGTGACGATGCTATGTTCAATAAAGCCCGTAAGGCAGTCAAAGAAGAAAAAGACATGAACGGTATGTGCTGCAAACACTGTGGTGACGAATTTGGTAAACCAAAGAGTGAAAGCTGCATGTACGATGCATATAATCCAGAAGGAAAGAACTGGATTAAAAAAGAGTCTTACACAGAAGCTGATGCGTTTGGCCGTCTTGGTATAACTAGTCCGACTATGAAACACATTGATAAAAAACTTGATAAAGTAACAAAGCGTACTCAAACAGTTATGAATAAAAGACCTCGGTCAACAATGGAAGAGAAAGATCCTGGCGAATATGATAACGAAGGTGCAATGGCTAAGACCCAGCTAAAAGGTATTCTAACAGATGCAGAGCACATGATTAAGATGTTCTCTGACGATCAAAACTTACCAGAGTGGGTACAAAATAAAATCACTAAGGCCGCAGACTATTTAAACACTGCACATCGTTATATGATGAATGACGACGATGCCCAAACGAATGAGGACTTAGCTTCCGACCTTAGACGTGAAAGAGAAAAACAAGCTAGAAATAAAGCACGGACAGCAACAGCCAAAACAGAAATTGATAGAAATAAGGCAACTGATAAACTTCATAAAATGGGTCTAAATCGTAGTATGGATAGAGCTAAACACTATGATGCTCGTATGAAATTATCCGGCCTCAAAAAAGAAGAAGTAGAACTTGACGAAGCAGTTGGCACATCTGCTAAGTATGCTGATAAGTCTGGTATGTTTGGTGGTAAGTACACATCTAAAGATCGTCTAATGACCATGAAGAACATGCAGGCAATTCGTAAGAAGCGGCAAGATCAGAAAGATGCAGAGCATAAAAAGCAAGATCCAAAAATGGCTAAAATGGGTTATGCTAAGCATATGATGGACACTGATAAGGCTGATGCAAAAGCTCGTAAGCGTGGTATCAATCCAGACGGTCAATACGACAAGTACAAAAAGAAAAACAATATCAAAGATTCTGTACAAGTTGATGAAGTTCTTGATACACCACAGGCAATGAGAAGTTACAAAGATAAAGCTAAGTCTGGTTTAAACCGTGCTAAAAACTCTGCTCTTGCCAGTACCGTACGTGGCGATAAGCCTGGGTTTGATAAAGCTGTAAAGAAGATGTCTAACCGTGAAACTGGTCTAAAAAGGGCTGATGATAAAGCTGTTAACAAAACTTTTAAAATGCTAAGAAAAGAAGAAACCGTATCTGAGGCCGGACCACGCCACACAATGACCACAATGAGAAATAGATTCGGGCCAAGTGTGGACTCTAAAAAGTTTGGTGTATATAAGGATCATATGAAAAAGCATAATTTAGATGAACCAACTGTACGTATGGCTCACCAAAATCCTGATAATCCCGAGTCTAAAAAAATGATGAAGAATCCTAAGTATGCGAAGGGATTAGAACTTTATAAAGCTTCGATTAGGGAAGAAAAAGGTGAATGGAAAACAGATACCGGATGGAAGAAGCCCGAGCCTGAAAGAAAAGATCAGTTTGGTAATGTTATAAAAACAAAAAATCTTGCGAAACGGCTGGCAAAAATGGCCGCTAAAAAATCTGCAGAAGCCCCTAAGACCGAATCCGCCTCTATGAGAAACATGCAGCTTATTAATAAGATTAAAAAATCTGGCGTAGTAAAAACAGGTTCTATGTCGGGAAAAAAAGACGCTACGACTAACAACTGGGAAAAGCGTAGGCCCCAAGATAGACAGGCAGCAGTAGATTCTATGTTAGGTCCAGATCATCCTTATAATTCTAAAAATAGGAATAAGAAATGATTACCTTTAAGATTTTCTGCGAAGAAAAAGATCCTAGGATTGCTAGAGCGGGGGTAAAAGGTTTCAATAAACCTAAACGTACTCCCGGTCACCCAACAAAGAGTCACATTGTGGTAGCAAAGGATGGCGATAAAGTTAAAACAATTCGATTTGGACAAGCTGGTGTTACTACTGCAGGAGCACCTAAGAAAGGTGAGTCGGATCGTCAAAAAGCTAGACGTAAGTCGTTTAAGGCTAGACACGCTAAGAACATTGCTAAAGGCAAAATGTCAGCCGCTTATTGGGCTGATAAGGAAAAGTGGTAGGATTATAGATATGCCAGAGAGTACAAATAACAGACTAGATCGGATCGAAGAAAAGCTCGACAAGCTTGGTGATGTAATAGTCTCTATTGCTCGCTTTGAAGAGAAGATGGATGCTTATAATGAATATCGTGAACGATCATGGGAACGTATGAACAAGTTTTCAGAAAAACTTGACGCAATAGAAAAAAAAGTTGAAGACAACTGTCGTACGGTACATACAATAAATAAACTATTCTGGATAGCACTAATAGCTATTTCAGGATCAATCGCAGCTCAACTTTGGATGTAAGGAGAAAACAATCATGAGCGAATGGATCAAAAAGTTGGCTGAAAGATATTCTGAAGTCAGCGTTAATGAATCAAAATTTTTAATTCCGGAAGAGATTCCAACAGCAGAACGTAATGCCTATATGGGTGCAGCTGCTGCAGCGCATAAAGCTGGACAATCCCACTTTACCTTTAATGGTAAGAAACACCCAGTGACTATGAAAAAAGATACAGCGAAAGCTATCGCCGATCAAAAGGAAAGCAAAAAACCTGTGGGTGAAGAGGAAGAAGTGATAATGAATCCTAAAAAGGATAAGAAAGAGAAAAAGGATCCTAATGCAGAAGCTGGAATGGCTGCAGAATCTACTATCCCAACCATATATGCCCGTATTCTTGAGAAACGCGATGCACACTATAAAAAAGCAGCTAAGTCTCAAGAGTGGGGCGACACCGAAAAAGGTAACAAAGGTGCTGAGGATATGAGAGCTGATAATGCTGTAGATGATAGCAGCAAGCAAAGCAACTATGATAAGCTAGGTCATGACGATGCTTCTAAAGCAAATAGAGCCGGGCCGAATGCTAAACCACGTTCCAACGATAATAAGGCAGGTGATAAGAAAATTATTAATCCTGTAGCTGGAGCGGTAACTAAAGAGTAGGAGAATATAATGGCTATAAAACCACCTAATTGGTGCAGAGGTGCAGTCCCAGTCTTATCGAAGGGCTGGGTTGATCCTAACACAAATGAACTTCTAGTTTCATCTAGATTTAATCAAGCCCAGATCGACGAATTCTATGGAATGCCTTCGTTTGAAGAAATTCAAGATATGAATCAAGAGGGTAAAATCCAAGCAGCAATGGCTGCAGCCGGATTCGTCGAAGAAGAGAACGATGACGTTATCGCAGACCTGAATGATGATGGTGTTATAGATAGTCTAGAAGAAATGACTAAAGCAGAATTGGAATCTCTCGGCAGAGAAAATGGTGTAGAACTAGATCGTAGAAAATCGAAAGCGAAACTAATTGAGACTTTGAGAGGTATCCTAGGTTAATAAGGGCCTAAGATGAAATTATTTGAAACTCTAACTGATGAAAACTTTTTGTTATACGCAGCTCGAAATTATTATAAACCGAATGTTATAGATGCAGAAGAATTTTATGATGACCTGAAAAGATTTAAATATTTAAAAAGGCTATTCTACAGGTATGCTAATGATGGTCAGCTTTCTGAAAGATTGATACTGAACCATCTTATTGTTATATTTAATGTGTTTGATATAGAGCCTAGTTTAAAAATGTTAGAATTTCAAATTAAGCCAGACTATTGGCCTATGTTGAAACCGTTTTTGATATTCCTTCGTCATATTAAGAATGATCAATATACAGAGATTCCGATGGATAAGACTGTGGTAGAAAGGCTAAGAAAAATATAATGGGTATATTTAAATCTACCGGTGATATAATTTATACACTTAGATTCCTTAGGCTTCTTACAACGCCATGGGAAAAGACTAAGGCATATGAATACGGTATTATAGATAAAGACGGTAAAAGACTTAAATCGTTTAACACGAATAGTCTAGAGGATAGAGACGCGTATAAAAACTACTATACGCCGTTCATCCGGCTTGTGTTTAATGTCAAAAGATTACTGAATAAACTCCCATTTGGTAAAACTAAGATTGCATCTTATGCTGCAGCATTATATTTGTTGAAGGATAAGTATTCTGTTAATGAAGGAACTATCCTAAAGGGTCTAAAGGAATTTGGTATAGATTCCCTAGACTTTTTAGAAGAGCAGACCGAGTGGTTTGTTCTAGAGGACCAAAGGCTTTCCCCCGGTGTATATAAGGTCATGAATGAAAAACTTCTAAATGATTCTTTAGAGGAAATAGTTAACGTTCGTGATAAGATCAGGGTTGGAGAAGACTGCTATCCTGTCGGTGAAATGTTTGGTATTAACATATATGAAGTCACACATATTAGGACTAATAAACCCATATATATTTCTATACCGGAGATTACTAGATGAAACGGAAATGGACCAGAGGCGGACCTGACGGAGAGATCCATACCCAACATAAAGGTGAGACTTGGAGAGTTCGTAAAAACTACGACCACAATGATCGTCACACAGGTGAGTATAGAATCGAAGTTAAAAAGAAGAATGTCTACAGTGGTCACGACTGGCACTGGCACGATACAGTCCATGGTAAAGAGAATGCCAAATCCCGTTTACCTGAGGACGTCCAAGAAGAAATGACTACCACAGCTGATGCTGGAATTCCACATGACACTAGAGATATGGGTCCAATGCTACCGAAACACATTCTAAGACGTCGTCTAGGTATACCAATAAATATGACTGATCGCAGACGTAAGAAAAATCGTCCGCCAGTTTTGCTGAAAAGGTTTAGTAAATACAATGGCTAAGCTATATTTAATTATCATTGTTGCAGGCTTATTGTCCAGTGTTGGATACGGTGGATACCAGTATTATCTTTGGTCTGAAGCTACCATAAGTACTTTAAGAGAAAACAATGTTAAACTAAAATCCGCTGCCGAAACATTACAGAACACTGTAGAGAAAATGGCAGCCGATGCGAAAAAGAACGAACAATTAAATAAAGACCTTACTAAAAGGTTACAACAATCCCAGGAGCATCTTGATAAGCTAAGAGGTGTTTTTGCAAAAATCGATTTGACTATGGAGGCATTAACGAATGCACAAGGACTTGAAGACAGAGTTAACAACGCCGTTAACAAACTTATTGGGCGGATCCAAGATGAAACTACTCCTCCTTCTGACAAGCCCGATACTACTGATGGGGTGTCTGGGGAGAACACCGGAACCGGAAGTAGTAGTAACAACTGAATACCAGGAACAAAATATTCCTATCCAAGAACGGCCTAAAGCTGTAGAATTCCCTCCAGTCGATTGGTTTGTAATTACAGAAGAAAATCTAGAAGAGAAACTAACCGAGATCCAATCGAAGACTGGAAACGTAGTTATGTTTACTATTACCCCTAAGGGTTATGAGAATCTAGCCATTGGTATAGCAGATCTTCGCCGGTATGTGAAAGACCAACAAGCAATAATTGCATACTATGAAGAAGCGCTTACACCGGATAAACCGAAGGATGATCCATCCACTTCGGAAAATCAGTAGATTAATTATATCAGAAAAAATAATTCTGTAAACCCCCATTTTTAGGGGTTTTCTAAATCACAATAATCATATATAATGTATTTAAGTCAGTAACAACTGCCATATGTCGTTTATGGCCAGAAAGGATTTTATCGATGCTCAAACTCATTCCTAATAACCCAGATAAAAATACTAGGAAGTTAATGTCAGAAACTAAATTTTATGAAGGATACAGCAGATGGAGTGAGGATAAAGATAGATATGAAACATGGGAGGAATCTGTAGCCCGTGTCATGGATATGCATCGTGAATATTATGCTGACAAAATGACCCCAGAGCTTGCCCAGTATATTGATGAGGCAGAATCCCTGTATAAGCTACAGTATGCACTAGGCGCTCAGAGAGCGCTGCAATTTGGCGGAGAGCAGTTACGTAAGCACCAGATGAGAATGTATAACTGTACGAGCTCCTACGCGGACCGTGCGGCCTTTTTTGGTGAGCTCTTTTACATTTTACTATGTGGCGCAGGTGCTGGCTTCAGTGTACAAAATCATCATGTTGCAAAACTCCCTAATGTTGCAGAGCGTAAGAAACAAGCCAAGGGTTATGTGATTGAAGATTCCATTGAAGGCTGGGCGGATTCTCTTTCAGTCCTTATGTCTTCTTTTTTTGTCGGCGGTGGTACGCATCCTGACTTCGAAGGTCGCAAGGTTTACTTCGATCTGCAAAACATCCGTCCAAAAGGTTCAAAAATCTCTGGCGGATTTAAAGCACCAGGTCCAGAACCACTTCGTCGTGCGCTAGATAAAATTGAGCATATGCTTCAAGGAATCGTATTATCTGGGCGTGACAGATTGAAGCCTATTGAAGTGTATGACATTGCAATGCATGCGGCTGACGCCGTGCTAGCCGGCGGTGTACGCCGCTCCGCAACCATTTGTTTGTTTAGTGCAGATGATGAAGAAATGATTAATGCTAAAACTGGTAATTGGTTTGTTGATAACCCACAACGTGGACGTAGTAATAACTCTGCAGTGATTGTTCGTGACGAGATCTCTCGGGATCAATTTAGAACTATAATGCAATCAATTAAAGAATTTGGTGAGCCTGGATTTTATTTTGTTGACGATAAGGACTTTACTACGAATCCATGTGTTGAGATTGGTATGTATCCACAAATCGATGGAGAGTCTGGTTGGCAAGGTTGTAACCTGACAGAAATCAATGGCGGTAAATGTACGAGCACCTCTGAGTTCTTTAAAGCCTGCCGGGCAGCATCCATTATGGGTACACTCCAAGCAGGATATACAGACTTTAAATATCTAGGTCCCACCAGTAAAAAAATATTTGATCGAGAAGCTCTGTTAGGCGTATCAATTACTGGGTGGATGAATAACCCGGACATTCTGTTAGATGACCAGGTTCAAAGAGAAGGCGCTCGCATTGTTAAATCGGTTAATGAAGAAGTTTCTGCCCTTATCGGTATCAATCCGGCAGCACGGACAACATGTGTTAAACCATCTGGCAATGCGTCAGTACTACTTCAAACAGCTAGTGGTATTCATGCTGAGCATTCTGCCAGGTATCTACGTCACGTCCAGTTAAATAAAGAATCAGAGGTTGCACAACTAATCGCTACTTCAAATCCATATATGGTCGAGGAATCAGTATGGTCTGCATCTAATACAGATTACTGTGTAGCTTTCCCAGTTATCTCACCAGAAGGATCTTTATATAAAGAAGACCTATATGGTACAGCTCTATTAGAAAAAGTAAAAATGGTTCAACAGAATTGGGTCGAGGAAGGTACTAATCCAGACAGATGCGCGGACTCGCGCGTGCGACATAACGTTTCAAATACTGTAACAGTTCAACCTCACATGTGGGGACAGGTAGAGGATTATGTATATGACAACCGCCACAGCTTTGCTGGTATTAGTTTCTTGGCTGGTTCTGGTGATAAGGACTTTGCTCAAGCACCTATGACAGAAATCATGACTGAAGACCAAATCGTCGATAAATACGGTAAAGCAGCTCTCTTTGCTTCTGGTCTTATCGTTGATACACGTAAATCCGGTTTCAGAGATCTATGGGACGCTTGTTCGGTTGCTCAAATGGATGAACAATATCGTGGAGAGGTTTCTGATATTAATAAGGAATGGATTCGTCGTTTCAAGAAGTTTGCTGATAACTATTTTATGGGTGATATGAAAGAAACGGAGTATTGTTTGAAGGACGTATTCCTATTACATAAATGGACTAAGATCCAACAGAACTTTGCCGCAGTAGATTTTGTGACCCAGCTGAGTGAAAAGAGGTTTACTGATATTGATACGATGGGCGCAACAGCATGTCAAGGTGGTGCCTGTGAAATCGCATTCTAAGGCAAAAAATGATAGAAACAAAATACTGGTTCGAATGTGACGTCTGCGACAACTCTGGGGAATTCTTACCCTCAGAGGACGTCGAGGAAAAACCGGAGTTCTGCCCACTGTGTGGATCTCCGGCAGACTTCGAAGAAATTGATGAGTAATGTGGCATTATCAAGGGAAAGAATATAATCCTACAGAAGAAGACCTAAAAGAGTGGAAGGGATTTGTCTATATTATTACTGACCAATCTACTAACAAAAAATACGTTGGTAAAAAATTATTTTGGTCACGTAAAACCCTTCCTCCTCTAAAAGGCAAAAAACAAAAAAGAAGAAAGATTGTTGAATCCGATTGGCGTAAGTACTATGGGTCCAGTGAACTTGTGAAGCAGCTACTTGTTGAGCATGGTGAAGAAAACTTTTACAGAGAGATATTATATTTCTGTAAGTCCAAGGGCGAAATGGGGTACCTAGAAGCAAAGGAACAGTTCGATCGAAATGTATTATTGGATGATGAATACTATAATGGTATTATTAATTGTAGAATTCATAGAGCACATATACAAAGTCTGAAATAATTTTTATGACATGCGTTACCATTTTTGCAATATTTCATAGATAACCAAAAGGAGTTTTCTATGTGCTCACCATTCGTCCGTAAAGAAGCAAATCGATTAAATTGGATTATCAAAGGAAAACTTATCGATAAATCTTGGTCCGATGAAGATGTAGAAAAAACCTATCATTCATATACGAAACGATTATGGGGTAACAACGAAAACTATCTCCATGAAGGTGGTTTCGAACAGGCATGGAAGGCCAGAGAAGCAGAAATGCTACAAGAAGACGTTAAACATGTAGCTGTTCTTGGCGGTCATTACGATTAAGGGGGTTTACAAACCCTGCTAAATAGTTTAGTATACTATATAACATGATTAAAAAATGGAAGACCAATGATTTTAATTGACTATAGTGGGATCAGCATCGCACCAGTTGCTATGGGACACGCACATCATGGAGACGAAAACCTTATCCGTCACATGATCCTTAACTCCATCCGTATGTATCGGAAAAAATTCAAAGAGCAATATGGCGAAGTAGTAATCGTAGCAGATGCTGGTGGCAACTGGCGTAAAGATGTTTATCCACAATACAAAGGTAAACGTAAAACAAGCCGTGATGAATCTAAGATCGATTGGGATGAAGCCTTCCGTATTATTAATATGGTTCTCCAAGAACTAAAAGACGAATTTCCATATAAAGTTATACACGAATGGGGATGCGAAGCAGATGATGCCATTGCTGAAATAGTACACCACACACAAAAGTTTGGCAACTATGAAGAGGTAATGATTGTATCCGCAGACAAAGATTTTAGACAGCTACAAATATTCGATAACGTTTCACAGTATTCTCCTATGCTTAAAAAGCTCGTAAAGGAGGAACACCCACGTACATATCTAGCAGAGCATATTCTAACTGGTGACACTGGTGATGGTGTACCAAATGTTCTTTCCGATGACGATACATTCCTAGTAGAGGGTAAGCGTCAAAACATTCTATCCAAGAAAAAGAAAGAATCACTACTAGAAGATCCTAAAGCTTTAGGTGAAGCGGTGTATCGTAACTACCAACGTAACAAAATGATGATTGACCTGGTCAATCCGTCTACCCCTGAAAATGTACGTAAAGCTATTATAAATAGTTTTGAAACCCAGGATCCCTATGAAAACAAAGGTAAGGTTTTCCCATATCTGATCGCGAAAAACTGCAGAAACTTGATTGATGTAATTCAGGAATTTATTTAATGGTCAACAAAACAACACATTATACTTTTGAAATATTAGAAAAAGTATCAGAAGCCAAAACAAAGGCTGATAAGATTAAACTCCTACAGGCACAGAATAATAACTGGGCATTGAAAGATCTCCTCCGCGGTACTTTCGATGATGTGGTCCAATGGATCTTACCCAAGGGTCCAGTTCCGTATGAGCCTGCGGATCCAAGTTCTCATCCATCTAACTGGTCACAGCATAATAAAAAGCTGGCATATTTTATTAAAGGCGGACCAGGTGAAAAGATGAACACCATTAAAAGAGAGAAAATGTTTTTAGACATTCTCGAGACCGTGCACCCTCGAGATGCAGAGCTCCTTGCTGGCATGATCAACAAGAAGCTTCCCATTAAAGGTGTCACAAAAAAACTAGTACAGGAGGCATTTCCCGATTTAATTTTACGTTAACAAATAAGGAGAACTTATGAGTAAAGTACAACTTGACAGATTGACTAAAGACCTAACTGAACTTAATAATTATATAGATAAGATTAAGACAAGAGGGGATTTAGATCTATTATCAAAGTTGAAACGTAAACGAGATTTTTTAAAATCTAAATTGGTAACTTCAAGCTAGGGAGAGGGGCTAGCGCAAGCTAGCCTCTTACAAACATGCCATCATATACAATGATTAATCTAGAAACTAACCAAGAAGAAGAAATGGTTCTTTCGCTATCCGAACGCGAAGAGCTATTGAAAACTGGTAAGTATAAGCAAAAGCTTTCTACTGCTAAATTTGTGTCTTCTACCACCAGCACTCTTCGCAAGGCAGGTGGAGAATGGAATAACTTTTTAAGTAAAGTAAAAAAAGATCATCCAGGTAGTACGATTAATAACTAATGAAAAGAACCAAAAGTCAGAATAATAGTATGACGGTTAAGCTGGATGATCTTCTCCAATTTGACCCACTAACCTTAAATCAAGAAAAAGCATACCAATCATGGGACGAAGGTGATAACTTAGTTTTAACTGGAACAGCTGGAACAGGTAAAACCTTTATGGCTCTTTATTTAGCGCTTGAGGATGTCCTAGAAAGAGATACCGAATGGGATAGGCTTATTATAGTTAGATCTATGGTACCTACTAGAGAAATGGGATTCTTACCAGGCGACAAAGAAGCGAAAGAAGAAGCGTTCACATCACCTTATAAATCTATATGTACAGAGCTATTTGGGGATAAGAGCTCATACCAAAAAATGGTTACAGCAGGCCAAATCCGGTTTGAGTCAACCTCGTTTATTAGAGGTGCTACATTTGATAATTCCATCATAGTAGTTGATGAGATGCAGAATTTAAATTTTCATGAACTTGATTCGGTAATAACACGAGTTGGTAGAAATAGTAAAGTGATATTTTGTGGTGATTATAAACAAAGTGATTTTAAATATGATGACGACAAACAAGGAATTGTTAAGTTCTTACAGATTGTAGAACAACTGAGGAACTTTACGATAGTTAATTTCGGATGGGAAGATATTGTAAGATCCGACTTTGTCCGGGATTATATTATGACGAAAGAAATGTTAGGATATTAAGAGGAGAAAATGGCAAAATATTCTAGATTTGATCCCCGCAATAAGAAACGCGGAAAGCACAAGTACGAACACCTAGAAAAGGATCTTCGGATCCGTGAAGTATTAGATGGTGATACCAAACAAATGTTGAATGAGGTTATGTATGATGATGAATATGACTATGAGGGATACGAAGAACAACAGCTTAATGGATAGTCAGTTTTTCGAGATCCTAAACCAAAGAAGCCGATTCGAGGAAGCTGTTTCTTACAGACAATCATTTAACCTTCCTAACTATGAGAGCGATATTGAAAGTATAAAGTATTTTTTAAAGCATGGTTGTACTAACAATCGGTTCAGGAAAAGGTACCCAGAGGCTCTTGCAGCAGCAGAAAAAATATCAAATTATTGGAAAAAAATCTCCTAAGGGGGGTTTACAAATGAGGTTAGAACCCTTATATTAGTAGTATAAGGAGATATACAATATGAAATATATGAGTAACGTAATACTAACCGACTGCGACGGCGTACTTATGAATTGGGAGTATGCTTTTAACGTTTGGATGAAAACTAAAGGGTATGAAACCTTAGCAGATCCTGATGCATACGACATGGGTGACCGTTATGGTTTAGACAATCAGACTAAAAAATTAGTCGTTAGAACCTTTAATGAATCTGCTGCTATTGGATTCCTTCCTCCACTTCGGGATGCTATGTACTACATTGATCTTCTCCATCGGAAGCATGGATACGTTTTTCATATGATCACTTCCCTGTCATTAGATCCCGCTGCTCAACAGCTTCGGATTGATAATACTCGGAAGCTCTTCGGTCCTACTGCTTTTGAACGTTTTATCTTTGCTGATACTGGTGCAGATAAGGACGAGGTTCTTGAACCATATCGTGACAGCGGTTTACTATGGGTCGAAGATAAGATCGAGAATGCTGAACTTGGGGATCGGCTTGGTCTTAACTCTATTATTATGGAACATGGTCATAATATGCATTATACCAAACTTCCAGTCTATAAGAATTGGGACGAAATCTATCATACATTAACATTAGGCTAACATGAGAAATCTTATATTTCAATATTTTATACCTTATAACGACCACCAAACCCATTTAAACGAATCAGGAATAGGTCTTCCATCCTGGGTCAATATTGGCAAAACCTCGGCAGAGAAATATGCCGAGGTTATTGGTGCAGAGTACATGTTTTCTGATCAAAAGTTTATGTTTTCAGAATTAAATGTATTCGAATCTCTTCGCGTGATATTTAATAAGAAGTTCGACGAGTATGATAATGTGTTGGTACTTGATGTTGACATGATTATTAACACCAAAGAGAATATATTTGATATACCGGTTGGTGACATTGCTATGGTTCATGAGAAAGGCGTTAAGAATCGCCCGCCAGTTCCTGGTGCAAGATTTGATGAGCCTTTCTGGAATAGATATTTCTATCATCCACAACAAGGCATTATCTCGTACGCGCGGAAACACCTAGATAAGAACTTTCAGTGGCAGAAGTCTAAGCTATACCCCGATGAACCATTTGCAATCTATAATGGCGGATTACAGTTATGGTCTAAGCAAGGAAGGCTAAAGGCCAGAGAACTGTTTGAAAGAAAAGGCCATGATCATTTTAGAAAAGAAACTGGCCGTACGGAAACGCCATATCTAAACATGATGTTATTCCACCACAAATTTGATATTACGGAGCTACCCATAGAATGGAATAAACTAAACTTCCAGTGGGCAGCAGACGGTGATCGAGGTAAGATCACACACTTTAATGATATAGTGAAAGATAAGATGAAGACCCATGGCTAATCTAATCTATCAATACTATCTACCTTTTACAGGCGACAATAAAGATATTATCAAAGAAGAAGCCAACGGATTTCCACGTTGGGCTAATCTAGGTATTCAATCCGCTAAAAAGTATGCTTCCGCAATCGGTGTTGAATATGAATTATCTACTGAGGTAACTATCAATGCCCCTAACCAAAATCTAGAAGCCTGTCGGGTATTCCTTGATCCATACTTCGATCAGTTTGATAAGGTACTGATGTTGGATGTAGATACGCTTGTAGATACTACTGATAATATATTCGACCATAATATCAAAGAGATGGGTATGATTCAAGATGGTGGGCCAGGAAGCCCACAGGGCTTCATTAATAGTGCTATAAGTAAATTAGAAGCGTATGGAAATATTCAATTTAAAAGGTCCACTACATTCCCATCAGAAAAAAGATATTTAAATGGTGGTGTGGTTCTATGGACTAAAGAAGGCAGACTGAAAGCCCGAGAGCTATTTGGTGGAATGCCTGAGATCGAAAGATATAGAAATACACTTCGAATGAATGAACAACCTTATCTGAACCTTATGATTAATAAACATAATATGCACGTAGTGGAGCTATCCAACCAATGGAATCGTATGAACTACATGTGGCCATTTGGAATACCAGATGGTAAGATAAATCACTTCCTCGCAAAGGCCAAGACTAGAATGAAAGAATTTGCATCATGAATGTAAGCTTGTATAGAATATTTAATGCTCTAGGTGACAGCATTATCCTTGCCAGTTACTTTAAGCATTACTCTGTGAAGACCGTATATTATAACCGTGGCGACTTTAAAACGCTATTAAAAATCCTAGAAATAGCAAAGGTAGAAGTACCAGAGTTTGTGCAGATCGATGGACGTATTACTGAAACGATGCCTGATCTATTATATCAAATGCGAATCGATAAAGCACCTTTGATTAGTATCACGAATCGATCCAAAGCAGAACATTCTACTTTTCAATTTAAAACAAATAGTGATAATGCTGCGGACAGAGCACTAACTGCAGAAGAGGTCAATGAAAATTTATCAAAGCTAACCAATCCCAAAGATACATTGGATTGCAAGGATATTGACAGCCTTTTAAAGTTAATGAAAAAATCTGAACGGCACATAACTATAGATTCGGGCACTGCCTGGTTAGCTGCAGCACTAAAAATACCAACTACCGTTATATCAAAAAATAGTTATTACTTTGCTGATGCGTATCACTATATGAGATACCTCCAAACCCAACCAGGTGTAACAGTGTATCAGCAGACTGGCAAAGGTGTAAGAGTAGCTACTGAGGAACAGTACTATCAATATTCCAAAGAAAATAAAGTAAGTGTTCCCCCATACGCTGACTACCAGAAAAAGACCTTGAGAATAGGATAAATGAAAACGTTCATAATTCATATTAAAGGCAATGCTAACTCGGAAAAGACCGCAGGCTGGGCATATGATTCTTGTATTGAGCATGGATATGATGCAGAACTATTCGAAGGGATTACGCCTAAGAATGTAAAAGAGTTCGATAAGAAATACAATTTAACTGTAATGAATCCCAGCCATATGTACGATAGACAGATCGGAAAGAATGGCAGCAAGTACACATATGAGTGTAAGTATTCTAATTTCTTAAACCACTACACACTATGGAATAAGTGTATAGAACTAGATGAACCGATTGTAATCCTAGAGCACGATGTGTTTGCAGAAAAGCCCTGGGGTGACACACAGTTCGATGAGATGCTGGTTTTAAATATGCACAGTGGTTTACATCAAAACCTATTTGATACCATAAGCAAGCCAACCCTTACGGAAGGTATACATACATATGTCAATCCCTTTCTAGTATATCGCTCAGATAATCTTTGGAGGGGTGCTGGCCTGATCCCCGGCAGTGCAGCTTATGCTATATCTCCTAAGGGTGCTAAGCGAATCATTAACAATGTAAAAGAATATGGTTGGGATAAAGCTGACTATATTATTAATACTAAATCTATACATATGCAATACGTGTTTCCTGATTATTTTGAACTATCCCATTATGTTTTCGGAAACCAAAGAACAAGCCACGGAGAGTAATTATGAGGAACTTACAAGTAACAGATGCAAAAGATCTGTTTGACCTTACCGAAAGATTTAAGGCGATCGGTACTAAGGATTACAAATATCGATGCCATTACGATCTTATTCGCGAAAACATGAAAGAAGGATATGTACACAAAGAGCTAGGTACATATTATGGATGGAGTGCAGCGTATGCAGCTCTACACGGTGCCCGAGAGCTACATCTAGTAGACGTTGACTTTAAGCCATTCAACACCCATAAAAAATACTTTGACGAATATTTAAAAGAGCATAACGGCAAACTCCGTCTTTACAACTGTAGCTCCCATGATAAACAATGCGTGGGTCCTTGTGATACAATGCTGATCGACTCTGTTCATACTTGGCCATGGGTTCAAAGAGAATTAGAGCTTCATGCCTCATCAGTTAGGGATTGGATTGTATTTCATGATACAGCAATGATTCATGGTAAACCTTCTCCTATTGGCCCTGGAGTAAAAGAGTGGATGAAATCTGATATTGTTGGTAGTCAGTTTGAATTAGTAGAAGAGCTTACTGAGGGCGTAGGGGCTATGCTGATCAAAAGAAAATGAGATACATAATGGCAAATGGTGCATATGATATATTACACCCAGGGCACATAGCATTACTCAATTATGCTAAGTCCCTGGGTGATTATCTTATGGTAGCCATTGATACGGATTCCAGAGTAAGTGAAGCCAAAGGCCCGGATCGTCCAGTCAATAATCTTCAGACACGTAAATGTATTTTAGAAAATTTAAAGGCTGTTGATGAAGTTAGGGTATTTACAAATGACGAAGAATTAGTTACAATTATAAAAGAGTATAATCCCGACGTCAGGGTGATTGGTTCGGATTGGAAGAATGGTAATATAGTAGGTGAAGAGTTCTGTAAGAGTATAGAGTTCTTTGATAGAGTGAATGATGAGTCGACAACAAATACCTTGGAAAATTACATTGATAGGAGACAGTTGCACAGACCTTTATATCTACGGTAATGTGGATAGACTAAGCCCTGAAGCACCAGTACCTATATTTAAATCCCAATATAAATCTCGAAAAGGCGGGATGGCCTTGAATGTAAAACAGAACCTAGAGAATCTAGGTTGTGAAGTGGATCTGTGGACCAGCCCTAAGATCAGTGTAAAAACCCGATACATAGATAGCAAAACAAACTATCAGCTGATGCGAGTGGATAGAGACAACGGAGAGCCTTTTGAAGATTTAAATTTCCCTCATAAATTAGATGCAGATGCCATTGTCGTTAGTGATTATGACAAGGGTTATTTGCAGTATGTAGATATAGAATATCTAATCACTATTGCTCGGATGAATAAAATTCCAATCTATATTGATACGAAAAAACCTGAGCTATATAGACTCCAGGGAGCCTACATAAAGATTAACGAGGATGAATATAATAAAGCTACTTCCTACGCTGATAATATGATTATCACATACGGCGGGCAGAAAGTAGTTTTCAACGGTAAAGAATTCCACCCGCCAAAAATAGATGTGCACGACGTGTGTGGAGCAGGAGATACGTTCCTTGCAGCCATGGTTAAGAAACATCTGGATACAAAAGATTGGATGAAAGCAATCCCGTTTGCTATGAAAGCAGCATCAATTACGGTACAGAATCATGGCGTATATGCACCAACCATAGAAGAGATAGAGAATGACTAGACTAAAGGGCTTTGTAGAAAAGGGTTGGGGTCATGAACTCATCTTTGCTACGAATGAAAAGTATTGTGGTAAGCTTTTAAAGTTTAACGAGGGCTCACA